CTTTAGGGCCCACATCACCCTTTTGACCTGGATTGCCGGTGTTACCTTGTTGGCCCTTGTCACCCTTTTGGCCGGCACCACCGGTAACTTGCTGACCACCAACAAGTAACTGGCCAGCAATGTTTACTGTAGCACCAGGTAACACATCTAATGCAGAACCATTAGTAAGAGCCATTGTTCCATTTACTGTTGTATTAGCACCAGGATGTATAGTCAAATCTTCATGGACATTCGCAGTACGTGTATGAAAATTTGCCCATTGTTTACTTGCATCACCTAGAATGTATAACCTGTTTGTACTTGGAATAATGTTTGAATTAAAACTGCTATAGTTAACGGAACTACCAGCGCCCGCGTCGCCTTTAGGGCCCACATCACCCTTTAGACCTGGATTGCCGGCGTTACCTTGTTGGCCCTTTTCACCTTTGGTACCAGCACCTTGCTGACCTTTTTCTCCTTTAAGTCCAAGATCTCCCTGCTGCCCTTTATTTCCAGGAAGACCTCTTAGTCCTGTAAATGGTCCATAAGAGATAAATGTACTACCATTGTATGCAATTACATGTCTAGTTACATCATTTCCTATACTCATGTTTGATATTACATTGCTTGTTCTTGAATCAAGAGCAACAACGAATAGGAATAAGTCGTTGGGGGTACCACCAGAACTAGCAATAATGCTATTTACCTTTGTATCTGTTAAATGAACATTAAATTCATCTACTTGAAACGCCTCTCCCATTGCACCCGCGTCACCTTGAATGCCTTTTTCGCCCATTACACCTTTAGCTCCATCAACACCTTTAGGACCCACTTCACCTTGTTGGCCCTTTTCACCTTTATTACCAGGGTTACCAGGGTTACCAGGGTTACCGGTATTACCTTTTTCACCTTCTTGGCCTTTAGGTCCTAAATCACCAGCAGCACCTTTTTGGCCTTTTGCACCAGTTAATTGAGATATATCTGTCACCCCACTTAAAACATTTAAATTTGCTTCTGAAAGTTGTGTACTACCAACTTTTAAAAAGCCAGTAGATTTAATTGAAAGATCAACAATTGGTGTTTTGCTCATTGAACTCTATATTATATATATACCTTATATTTTTACAAATACTAATAAAAATATAATTTGCTAAAATAATTAATTCACACCCTTATAATTTAATAATTAAACATTTAATGTTGGGTTTGTATTTCCAAAGAAATAATAATTTAATTGACCAATTTTCTTGGGTAAAGTTGTTAATTCTACACCGTTGTTATTTGGATTAAACGCGGTATTTGTTACAACATTAACATCAAAGAAATAATTGTACAAGGTGTGTACCTTTAATGTCAAATAAGCCTCTGTCTTTTCATAAGCCGCATCATCAGCTAAGGTTTCATTAAAGAAATATTTGTATAGATTCTTAACATCAGTATCGGCCTTAGTTAATTCTTCACTAGTTAGATTTCCTGAAGGGTCAACAAATACTGGATTACCTGATGCATCTACAGTTGAACCAAATACTTTAAGTTCTAATTCAGCAGTTCTTAATTTTAATTTATCAAATTCTTGGAAAGATGCACCGAATGATAATCTATATCTTGTAGGTCTATTGAAAGTTCCGTTTACTGTAGAAATCTTGTAAATAGTAATTTCACCGTTGCATGGATTGTAACTGTAGACATTACCTTCAAAATAATTATTATTACTTAAATCAGATGTAACAGAAATACGCATATCTTTAGTAAAAGATAAATTAGGGTCAATGCTAAATGTTACGGTACCATCAATTACGGGAGAAATTAAATATTGATATCTAGTAGTTGATGATGGACCAGTTGCGCGAGACCTACTACCACCAAAGTGATGATGATGATGCTCAACTATATCATCTCCATGGTTGTGGATATAGGTATTGCCATGACGAAGTCCTAAATCATGACCATGATTATATGCTTCATCGTGATGATGGTCAAGATGATGAGGTTGATGAGGATGATGATGATGGTCATGACTATCAACTACTGTAGGGAGGTTTTGACAAGTAGAGGGATGAGTATGAACAACAACGGTTTCGCTGCTATCCTGATAATATGGCTGCACATAAGGATATCCATATGTAGGGTAGTGGTAAGTAGGAGGGGCATATGCAAGATGTTGATGCATTGGGTAAGATGGAGGGCAGCTACCAGAGCAAGGTGCTTGCGGCATTACAACAGGAGAAGGATAATGCATAGGCGGGTGTCCCGGAACTGGAGGATGTGTATAACCATGAGGGTGTGGTTGGGAAGGAAGATGGATTGGTGTATGAACATGGTGGTGTGAATAAGGATTACCATAATTTAAATTATTAACATGGTGATGTGTTCCTGTAACACTAGGTTGGTATACATGACGTACTTTTCTTAAATGGGTATAATCGCTGGCTGACATTCTATAATTAATCATGCGAAAAGAATTATTCAAAATAAAAATAATTTAAACGCACCATTTTACTTTAATTACTTTAATTACTTAAAATTTAATAATTTGATACTATAAGGAATGGAAAATTTAGATTTAGATGTTGATAATTATAATATAAAGGATTTGGAAGTTTTCTTTAAATTACCTAAAAAACCAGAACATACGATACATGATATAGAATCTAAAGAAACTAAGATTCGTTCACAATTGCTAAATAGCGGTCACATTAACAAGAGAAATAAACGAGATTTAATTGAGTTTCTAGAAAAGGCTAAAAAAAGACTTATTGATGCTAAATGTAAATTGGACAATAAACATATACCTACAACTATTCCAGATAATTATAAATTAGATACTTTCAATACACCACTAAGCAAAGTACCTAGTGAGAAAAGTGAAAATGTAATTAGTAGACCTACTAAAGAATATATTTATACGCAACCATCTGAATTTTTACCTGGAAATTTAAATCCTCTAAATACTAGAATTGTTACAAAATGCTTAAATATAGATACACGATATAGAAGTAATATTTTAAATACCAATAGTTCAGATTTAACGTTGCAACTTCCAACACGTCTTACTAAAGTTGTTTCAATGGAATTAGCAAGTATTGAATTGCCGCCTTATTTTTATAGTATTTCTGAAAGTTATGGTAACAATCATTTGCATATTATAGTAAACTACATTAATTATTATCAACCAGAAATAATGAATACAAAAAAAAGAACTTTAATTATTCCTGATGGAAACTATACCGAGGATGATTTGATTGCTATCATAAATTTCACTTTGAATCAACCTGCAGAAGATGGCACTCACGGAATAAACGGGTTATTTTTAGATAGAGATGGTAAGATTGTTAATGAAATGGGTAATATAATAGACGCTAGTGGCAATATTGTAGACCAAGCTACAGGTGTTATTATTGAGCCATTGCAATATATTGTTGATGAACATGGACATATAATTGGGGAAAATAATAATGACCCATTTAATGTATTTTCATTTATAGAATTCAAATTAGATTTAAAGGACGACGGGTCAGGTAGCCATCGAGTGTCGTTGGGACCGATTTTAAATGAATATCTCCGAGTACAAGAAATAGTATTAGATTTTTCGAAAACATTACATGGAGAGCCAGATAATACAAGTTTATTCACAAAATTAGGTTGGAATTTAGGATTTACAAAAGGGCTTTATTCAGGTGGTGATTTTTATTATTCCGAGCGCATGATTGAACCGGGAACTAAATATATATTTCTTTCAGTAGAAGACTTCAATAACAGTTCAAATTCAAACTTTATTAACGTTTTTAATGATTCTATAATGAGTAATGATATTTTAGCAAGAATATCAATAAAAGGAAAACGATTTCATCTATTAACAAATAACGAATTAGATATTGTTTCAGAGCCAAAAATGTATTTTGGTCCTGTTGACATACAAAGACTACGAGTGAGGTTAATTGATGAACATGGTCGTACATTAAAAATGGATAATACAAATTATTCTTTTTGTTTAAAACTAAAGATGCTTTATGATTTGTAAATTTATTAATAAATAAATTTAAAAATAACATTATATAATTAATAATGAATTTTACAGCCATATTCTTTCCTTTTTACGTTATTATAAAGACTCTGCTAACTTATCCAACAGGTGATATTGATATATATATTGACGCTTATACGGAAAATGATACAACAGATGTAGAAGATGATGATGTTATATTTAAGATAAATAGAGATTATTCCAAATAATTTCTCATAATTTATTAAGAATGCCATTTAAAACTAGAAAAGTTAGAGGAAAAAATTGTTATACCGTGTATAAAGCGAAAGGTAAAAGAAAAGTATACTCAAAATGTACTACAAAAAGAAATGCACAAAAACAATTAAGTTTATTGCGGGCTATTACATTTAATAAAAAATTTAAGCCCAATACACGTACTGGAGGAAAAACGAGAAAACGTAGAAAATAATTATATTTGAAAAATTCCAATATAATTTAGTTATATATATATATAGTAAATAATGACAGATTCTATAGAAGAAAATTATCCTGGTTTGCTAGAAGGAGAGGTAAATGAGAATGAATTAAAAGAAGGTGAAACATATTATATAATAAATCGAAGGGAATCAACAACAAAACCGCGCGAGGAAGGTAAATATAAAGGACATAAAATGTATGTAAAAAAAGAAATGCCATATTTTGAAATAAGGAAGGCAGGTACAGACAAAAACCCACATGAAGGTTGGAGACATCCTGGGGTATATAGATTTTTTAAAAGACCCCAAGATGTAGTGCTACAAAGACAGGCAATTACAGCATTAACAAACGAGAAAGAAGAAGGCCAGCCAATAGGCGTTGATATGCAAAAAGAAATAAGGTCTTATCTAGGAGGAAAAAAAAGGAGAGGTAAAAGTTTAAAAAAGAGTTTGAAGAATAATTTAAGTAAAGGGAAAAAGAAATACTCACGTAAAACACGTAAAGGAAAAACAAAAAAACGTAGAAAATAAATACAACTACAATTATATCGGAAATTTTTCAAATATAATTGTATATACATGAATTATTATTCAAAAGAAGAAAAAGTAAAACATATTGTAAAATTAACTGACTTATTAAGAAATTTTCCTACTACAACTGGAAGAACTATGGATATTTATAATGACGAATATTCATTTGTTGAAAAATTTAAAACAATTTCAATGAATTGGGTAAATAATGAGTATAGTAATTATAAAGGGAGACTATATTTTGAAGAAATTAATAAATTTATTGAATATGATTTGCCAAAAACAAAGGATAAAAAACCAAAATTACAATTATGTAGAAATGATTATGCACGATGAATGAACAATGTATATATCAAAACAATATATAAATATTTCTTTAATAATGATAGCGTATTTTTAAAATGAAATTAAGTGTTGAACAACAACATATATTAGATACCATAAGAACAGGAACAAATGTGTATGTGGACGCTGTTGCTGGGACTGGAAAAACAACATTAATTCTCTCAATGGCAAAAGAATTAAAAGATAAAAAAATTTTACAGATGACTTACAATAAGTCATTAAAATTTGAGGTGAGAGAAAAGATTGAAAAGGAAAAGGTAGAGAATTTAAATGTGCATACCTATCATAGTTTGGCTGTATGTTATTATCGCGACACAGCTTTTGTTGATAACGAACTACGAAAAATTGTAGTCAATAAAGAGAAACCGCAGCAAGCAATACCTGATATTGATATATTGGTGCTCGATGAAACTCAGGATATGACCTATTTATATTTTCAATTCATGTGTAAATTTTTGTTTGATATAAACAAAAAAGTACAATTATTAATTTTGGGGGATTATATGCAAGGATTATATGAGTTTAAAGGTTCAGATATTCGTTATTTAACGTTTGGCGATTTAATTTGGGAAAAACATCCCCTTTTGCAAACAACCGACTTTTCTCATTGCACTATGAAAATGTCTTACCGTATTACGAATCAAATTCGAGACTTTGTAAATGAAGTGTTAATTGGAGACTCTAGAATGGATGCGTGTCGCGATGACCAACAGGTACACTATATACGTAATTCTAGACAAAATATGGAAAAAATTGTTTATTCAGAAATAATAAAATTATTTGAAAGTGGAGTGAACCCGAGCGATATATTTGTATTAGGTCCATCTGTTAAAGGTGATAAAAGCAATATACGCAGGTTAGAAAATAAATTAGTAGAACGGGGAATACCTTGTCACGTACCAATGATAGAAAGCAACGATATTGACCAAAGAGTAATTCAGGGAAAAATTGTATTTTCCACTTTTCATAGCGTAAAAGGAAGACAAAGAAAATACGTTTTTGTCGTCGGATTTGACCATTCTTATTTTAAATTTTATGCTCGCAACCTGCCAAAAAATATATGTCCAAATACTATTTATGTTGCCTGTACCCGAGCACAAAATGGTTTGTATGTACTCGAAAATGATACTAGTCCAACCGACCGACCTATTGATTTTATGAAACTTAGCCATATTGAAATGAAAGAAAAGCCATATATTAATTTTCGCGGTATGCAAAAAACATTGTTTGTTAAAGAAGAAGAAGAAGAGTTATATACAAAAGTAAAAATAACACCAACTGATTTAATAAAGTTTATTCCAGAAGAAGCATATCAAGAAATATGCATTTTACTAGAACAAATATTTGAAAAAGAAGTTGACTCAACTTACAATATCGATTTACCCTCTTTAATTGAAACGAAAAAAGGATATTTTGAAGAAATTAGCGACTTAAATGGAATAGCCATACCTTGTATGTACTATGATTATTTAAAAACAGTTTGGAAAGGTTCTCAAATAGACAAAACACAAGATAGTGTTTTGTATGATTTAATTGAAACAAACAAAGAATTTATAAAAGAAAGAAAGAAAACTTTTCTAGAAACAAAGATAAATTCGTTGCCCGAGAACATTGACCCAAGTGTATACTTATTTATGGCAAATATAAATCAAGCAATTACAGAATCTCTATATTTTAAGTTAAATCAAATTGAAAATAATGAATATACTTGGCTAACAGATGAAGATATAAATACTTGTATGCAGCAATATAAACATGTTATTGGTAGTGATTGCCAAAATGAATGTCCTTCAATTGAGGAATATATTATACATAGTGGTGATGATATTGGTCATCAAAATATTGATAAATTTACAAAACAGTTTATTCCAGAAAAAGATTTTAGGTTCTCGGCAAGAGCTGATATAATCACTGAAAATGTATTATGGGAATTAAAATGTTGCTCAACTATTACAACAGACCATATGCTTCAGTTAGCAATCTATGCATGGTTATGGAAAATGAAACATCCTGAAAATACTAAAAAAGTAGATTGCAAATTGTTTAATGTGAAAACAGGAGAACTTTGGAAAATGTCTATGGAAATGGAGAACTTGAATAAAATAATGGAAATTCTATTAACTTATAAATATAAGCAAATATTGCCAAAACATGATGAATTATTTTTAAGCGATTGTCATGATTTTATGGATAGTTTTCATTTTGATAAATAATTTTTATATGAAAAATAATAAAAATTTTCATATAAATAAAGCAATGATAGAAGATTTATTGAAAACAGGTTGTGTAAAGTTTGGCAAATTTACTTTAAAGAGTGGAGAAATATCAAAATATTATTTTGATATGAAAGGTATTGTCTCTTATCCAAAGTTAATGAAAACTATTGGCGATGCAATGTACAATTTAATTAAAGATGATTGCGATTTATTATGTGGGGTTCCATTAGGCGCAATACCTATATGTAGTTATATATCAACTAACTATAATATACCAATGATAATGGTAAGAGATGGTGCAAAAGAATATGGAACGAAAAAACAAATAGAGGGAAATTATAATGAAAAAAATAACTGTATTATTATTGAAGATGTTATAACAACCGGAAATTCTGTTAATAAAGTTATAGAAGCAATAAAGGATAAAGTAAATATAGTAGGGGTTATTACAATGTTTGATAGACAAGAAGGATATACATGTAGTGTTCCTGTAAAAAGTGTTTTATGCAAGACAGATATAATCAACTATCGATTAAGAGAACTTATGATAAAAAAAGAATCTAGATTGTGTTTTTCAGCTGATTTGGATGATAAAAATCGTTTAATTAAAATATTAGAGGATATTGGAGATAAAATAGTGATTTGTAAAATACACTATGACTTTTATGAAGACGACAATAAAGAATTAAAAAATCGACTTATTGAATTGTCAATTGAAAAAGACTTTCTTTTAATGGAAGATAGAAAGTTTGTTGACATTTCATATACCGTAGAAAAACAATATCGCAAATATTCCAAGTGGGTTGATTTAATTACCGTTATGGGTAATGTAAATAGTGAAGTAGTAAGTAAATTATCAGGCGTAATCTTAGTTACAAATATGTCAAATAATAATTATGATTATATTGATAATGTAAAAGAAATAGCAAATAATTATCCAGAACGATTAGTTGGTTTAGTTACGCAATATAGAATAAATTTAAATGGGTTAATAAATATGACTCCTGGTATCAATAAAGAATCTAAAATTGTGGGCGACCAAAATTATAGAACAATGAAAGATGTTGACACAGATATTGTAATAGTTGGTCGAGGAATATATAATAGTGATAATTATACAGAAAGTGCAAATATTTATCGTTAATAACAATAAAATTGATAAGTTTTGTAGCAGTTAGTGGAATTAAAGAAAATCATGACAAAATTAATAAAGGAAAACATTAATAGTGCCAAAAAACTAATAAAAGATGCAGACGCAATTTTATTAGTAACAGGCGCTGGTATGAGTGTTGATTCAGGTATTCCTACATATCGCGGTTCAAATGGTATATGGGAAAAAGAGATACAAATAGGTAAAGAAACAGTTGCTTATGACGAGATATCAAGTTTAAAAATGTGGAAAGAACATCCCGAGTTAGCGTGGGGATTTAAAGCACATTTTTATAAATTGATGAATTCACTAGAACCTCATCAAGGATATTATGAACTATTAAAACATATCAAAGATAAAGAATATTTTATTACTACTTCGAATATTGATGGATATTTCAAAAGATCAGGTTTTGATACCAATAGAATTTATGAAGTACATGGAAGTGTAAATTACTTACAATGTATGAATAAAAAATGCAATGAAATGAATGGAGTGAGTGTTGCAGAAAACTTACCAGATTATGATGATATGTTTATTGCAAAATGGCTTCCTCAATGTAAATATTGTAAAAATATGTCTCGTCCCAACGTAAGTATGTTTGGAGATTACGAATTTTACGGAAAACCATATGAACATCAACGAAAAAGATTGAATGATTGGTTTGCAAATATTAAAAAATACAATAAAAAGTTAGTTATATTGGAAATAGGTTGTGGTATTAATCCTCATTCATTGCGAATGTCCAATGGAAAGATGATGAGTGGAGAATGGAAAATGCCTGTATTTGATAATAATATTGGCACAATTAGAATAAATCCAGGCGATGAACAAGATGACATAAATACGATTCATATTAATAAAGGAGCCAAAGATGGGATACGTTCTCTTTTCAATTAAAAATTGGTTTATAATAAAAATATAAAATTGAAACTTTATAACAATAGCAACAAAAACAAAATTAAAGGCATAACAGATGAAATTTACTGAAGAACAAATTCAACAGCAGATTAATAATTGTTTTGTATGTCATTGTTCTAATGGGCATTTAGATTTAGTAGAAATGTTCATGAACAAGGCTGGAGTTGATGTAAATGCGAGAGATGACATGACAGACGAAACGGGTCTCATGGGGGCATCTCAGGCAGGACATGTAAATATCGTGTTATATCTATTGGAGAAAGGTGCTGATGTGAATGCGAAACAATATTGTCAACGCTGGCAGGGAGTTACAGCCCTCATGAAAGCATCTGCGGCTGGATGGTTGGGAGTCGTTGAGATATTATTGAAGAATGGAGCTGATGTAAATTGTATGACTTTGTTCGGTAATACGGCTCTCTTGAAGGCGAGGGAAAAAGGATTTGTAAGTATTACAGCATTGATAAAAAATCATATAAATAGAATCATATTGCTTGTTATTGAGAAAGGGAGAACAAAAGATGAAACCCATCTAGTAAGACACTCACACAAAGATATAGCTAAGTATATTGCATCGTTCTTTTAAATATAATATAATAGAAAATGATGGTATATAAAAATTGATAAGATAATATAAACATTTTTTAACTTTATAACCAGTATGAGCGATAGAACAAAGAAACGTCTAGAAAAAATCGGCAAAGTATTATTGACTGCCATTGAAATAATAAAAGTAGTTTCAAAGAAAGAATAAGAATGAATATTTTAACTAAATTGAAGAATGCTTTTCAATCTATTAAAAAACATTATATTAATCCTATAGGAGATTATGTACATGATTATTGTGCTAATCGTTATATTACATATTTAGACCATGAAGAAAGAACACGAGGTGAGATAGAAATAATAGGCCTTCCTATTAATGAACGATACCTTGGATATATTAGTCATATAATAGCCGCTTACAAAATGGTAGACATCTATTACAGTTATTATAATATCGCTATGTGGTGTTGTACTCATGTTATAGCATGGACAATATATTTTACTAAATCACATAGAGACTAATTTGCAGTTAATATAATAACAAAAGTTAAATGTTAGATAACGTTTGGAAAGCATCTAACTATATTTATGATAGACGAATTACAATAAAAGAAGCAGCAGGTATATGTAGTGCCAATTCATTATTAGGAAACACTAAAGTAACTACCTGTGCTGTAAATGTTTTAACAGTTGCTATTGTGAAGTTGTTTCAAGAAAAATAAAAATTATATAATAAACATATTTATTATATAATTAAATCACATAACTAGTTATAATTTGTCTTATATCTTTTTTAATTGTTTTTGTAATTTCATCCTATTTTCGTATCTATAGGGTCTGTAATAAGAGGGCATTGTGAATAAACTAACTTTATTGGACCATAATTAACGGTATAATTTTGTTTTGTTAATTTTTCGTCACAGAATACATCAACCATTTTATCGGCACAATTATTACTCAAAGCATGTTTTCCAGTCATCCACCATTCATTCATAGTTTTGTATCGAAACTCTTGAGGGGTTAACAAAACTCTGTTTGCTTGCATAACAACTAATTCATCTTCCAATTGATTAATAAACTGTTGATAACTATCAACTTTTGCTTTTTCTCCTTTTATACCATAACTTATTTGATGTTGCATAATACGAGCATATGGCGTAACATATCGTGTTTTACATCCTTGTAATAAAACAAAACCCATGCTATAGGCTTTATCTGCAATACATGATAGATTATATTTCTTTATTTCTGTAAGTAAACGGTTCCCACTTTCTACAGAACCACCAGGAGTATCTAAGTAAATATATACATTTGTTTTGTTAGCCATTTTATTTAATTTGTAAATTGTGTCACTAACACTTGCGTCATCAACCGCATTTTTTAGAACAATGACATTCTTACTAGTTAAATGCAGTTGTTCATATGAGCAACTAATTAAAAATCGAGTTAACATAATAAATGTAAAAAACAAATACATCTTATATAAATTAGAATCGAAATTAAAAGTTCTCAATTGTTTTTCTAAAAGCTCTGAAAAATTTCCAAAAATGGACAATTATTTTTGTCCATTTTTTGAATTTTCATTTGACTTTTGCGAAAAAAAAGTGAAAAAATCACTTTAAAGCATAATGCTTTAAAACACAAATTTTTGTTAATTTTTTTGACACTGAAAAAAAAATTATTAATTTAAAAAACAATTTAGGCATTTTTTATGTCATTCAAATATAGTGACATTTGAATGACAAAATTCTTGCAAAAAAATGCAAAATTTTATGAATGTAAAGTTTGTTCCTTTAGTAGCAGCAATAAACGAAATTATGATGTTCATTTAACAACGCGTAAACATCAAGAAATGACAGGGAGTGACGAAAATCTTGCAAATCTTGCAAAAATGTTTGTTTGTGAATGTGGAAATTCATATAAATATAGACAAGGGTTGTTTGCACATAAAAAAAAATGTAATTTTGCGGTCCAATGTGAAAATGTAGAATCTACTAACCCAATTATTGATTTAATTAAACAAAATTCGGATTTTAAAGAACTAATATTGGAGCAAACGAAGACAATACAAGAACAAAATAAATCATTATTAGAATTAGCCTCGAAAAGTTCTACAACAAATAATAATTGCATAAATACAAATAACAATCAAAAATTTAATTTAAACTTTTTTTTGAATACCACATGTAAAGATGCAATGAATATGTCGGAATTTTTAGAAAATTTGGATATAAACTTTCAAGATATTGAGAACATTGGAAAAAACGGATATGTAGCAGGAATGACAGATATGATTTTATCAAGAATAAGGGATTTAGATGTTACCAAACGTCCCTTACATTGTACAGATTTAAAGCGAGAAACGATGTATATAAAGGATAACAATGAATGGAGTAAAGATACGCCAGAAAAAGGTAAGTTACGTCAAATGATTACTATTGTAGCAAAACAAAATTGTGGACAAATTTCGAAATGGAGAGAACAATACCCAGAATGTTTAAACGGAGACCACCCAAAATATGAGTTTTGCTTAGATATGATGAAAAATATATTAGGTGATGTTGGTAATGATTTAATACGTTTAGACAATAAAGTAATAAAAAACATTGCCAAACAGATAGTGGTAAAAGGAAAATAATTTTCTATGTATTTAATATACAATGTTCTCAATTAGTGAAAAAACATTATTTTATTTAAGGAAAATGAAAATATTATTACTACTACTTTTTGTTGTAGTTTTTTCATTGATATATATGTTTCTAGACGATAAGCATTTTAGTGGTGTAAATGTAATTAAAGAGACGATTAAAAAACAAGCAATTGAAAAGGAAATAGAAAAAAAAACAACTGATGGTCCTCTTTTAAAGGAATCTTTTTATCAATTTGAAGAAGTTGGTAAAGTGGATGATGCAGAAGTAGAAAAAGAGATAGATAAGGCATCAAAAGAAGTCGATAAAGAAATAAAAGAAGAAGATTTAACTGTAGAAAATATAGATAGCAGTGTATTTCAAAGATTGTTTGACCGTTTATACTTTTCAATAGTTACTTCTTGCTTATTGGGATACGGTGATATTTACCCTGTAACCAATATTAGTAAAACAATTGTTATGATTCAATCTTTCTTTACAATATCATTAATTGTACTATAAAATATTTTATTAATTTTAATTATAAAATTGAAATTAATAAGTAATTGTATTTAAAAATAAACAAATAAGTAATCAAAATGGATAATGGTTCGTTGGTGAACGATTCACTAATGATTCATTACATAACAACCAATAATATAAAGGCTGTTAAATCTACAATCGGGATATGCTATAATGTAAACAATGTCATACCTGAAAGAAACTATGAAGAATGGAATCCTAGAATAATACTTTATAATAATTTAAGTGATTTTACTCTTTTACATTATGCTTGCGGCATAGTAATAAGTATCGAAACCGCAAACTCATTTAATAGAGTATACCCGATTGAAATTATAAAACATCTTGTTGAAAATAATGCAGACGTAAATAAAAAGGACGGCCATGGCCGTACACCATTACATTTTGCATGTAAGAATTATTTTAATTCATGCAAAGAAGGTAAAAATGTGTCAGATATTTCAGTTATAGAATATCTATTAGAAAATGGTGCAGATATCAACATTCAAGATAATAGCAGCAGCAACCCATTAATATATATAACTGATTTTTGTCAAAGAAAAAGGATCTACCAGGCTGATTATTTAATTCGATATTTAATTCGAAATGGTTGCAAAATGGGATGTATTAGTCAAGTTACAAATAAATACAAAGATTTAGATATATTACAACGCGTGTATTATGAGTTAATGGTCCAATATCGAATCTATATTAAAAAAAACAGAAAAGATTTAGATATTAAAGAAAACTATTTTGAACTACTAGAAATATTAAACATTAAAAGTGATGATTTATCAAATGAGTTAGACAAAACTATAGATTTGATTGAATATTTAATTGATAATGGGGCAAATGTGAATACCGCTAATTATTGGGGGGACACGTTATTGCATATTGCTGTTAGATATGGTACCATAGACCATTGTAAAAGATTAATACAAAAGGGAGCATCCATGCATGCGGTGAATAGAGGTTATGAAACACCGTTAGATGAAGTACTAGATACTGGATATCGTTTTCATTTGATTAAATATTTTACTGAATTAACAATAAAAATAACTAATTTGAAAAGAAGTGAATTTCAAAATCTAAAAGATATAGTATTTCTAGTAAATTATTCAGTAGATAATGAAAATAATATAAAAATAAAACACGAAATTGCTGATATTTTAGTTCGAAAAGGATTTAATGCAAAAAAATATTTAATAAATTCAAAAATGGGTAATGCTTACCAATTATATATGGCAGAAAGGGAAAATGTGAAGAAAATATGTCAAAAAAAGAATATATTTATTGAAATTGAAAAATATATATTAAGTTATTTGGGAGAGGAAACTATATTCGATGTAAAATTTTTATTTCCTTTATATGAGAGTAGTGATAGTGACTCGGACAATGATGGTGAATTATATAGAGATTTTGATGTAAACGAATTATATAATCCTACAAATTTCATAAATATTTAAGTTTAATACATAAAAACAAATCATTATGTATTATAATGATATTGTCTAAGCTAATAACGCATGAAGATAAATTTCATATTCATAAAACAATGGGTTTATTAACCTTAACGAATTTTTTATTTCAAACAATACATTATTTTGCATATCATAAATTGTATCATATAAATCGTTACATTTTTATTCATATATTTTTGCATATGACAAGTTTTATATTTCAGGTATTGTCAAAACGTCCCAAAGCAAGTGATAAAATGAAAATGTTTATTTGGGAAGAATTAAGATTGCATTCTATGATCTTTGCATATCGTGCTTGTTTTAGTATTTTATTTCCAGAATATGCTAGAGGTATCATTTTTTTAACTATGATAGCAGCAGATTTAACAACAAAATATGTTGGAGATGATACTTTTACAACAGTTAGAGGACAACACGATAAGGAAAAATCTTGGAAAAAACAAATATATAGTGTCTTTTTTAGTATGAGTCAAATGGGTGCTACAGCTATTTGTAGTGGATGTTTTCAACCAAGTTACAATAAATTTCTGACATTTCAAACGTTGATACCTATTCAAACCTCTGCATTTGGGCTAACATTGTTAAGAAAAAATATCATCGATAAAACAACATGGCAAGTGGTGTATTCCATTGAATTAAGTTTAGTCTATATTTATTGGTATTATGAGTATGGTAATTTATATATTATTCCAATGAGTGGTATTCCTTATTTTTTTAGAAAAATTGGTTTTTCCAAGTACATAATTTGGTTGTTATTTGTATTGATTGATTATTTGCAACGTGAAAATATAGATATATTTAATTATGTAAAAATAAAGCATTAATTTTATCCTTTATTACTATAAATGGATAAAGTGAGTGTAATTATACCAACATATAATAGATTTAAATATCTATTAAATGCAATAAAATCAGTTAAACAACAAACGTATTCCAATATTGAAATAATTGTTGTAAATGATTGTTCTACGCAAGAGGATTATTATACATTTGATTTTAAAAAAGAATTTGGAGAAGAATTTTATATCATACATCTACCAAAAAATTCTCGAAAAACATTTGGTAATGTATGTGGTGGTGGAAATTCTAGGAATATTGGTATGATGATAGCCTCAGGAACTTATATAGCATTTCTCGATGATGATGATTCTTTTTTGCCAAACAAAATAGAAAAGCAAGTACAAGCAATGAAAGAAACCAACTGCTCATTTTCTTGTACTGAAGGATATGGGGGAAATAATGCATATAAAGAAGACCAAAAGTATAGAACCTGGCACTATAATGGTATTTATTGGAATTCTTTGAAATCTATATTTAAAAATAAAACTAGGTTATTCGAAAACATGTTTAAAAATGAAGTGAACGTCTGGAATGCAGAAGCAATAAATACTCATAATTGTTTACTTTGTTCATCTACTATGATAAAAAGGGAATTAATTAATAAGGCAGGGTATTTTCCATTAAGGCATTATGCAGAAGATTGGGCATATTGGAAAGAAATAATTAAATATACCAATTGCGTCTTTGTTAGAGAGCCATTAACATATATTGATTTAGGTCATGGTGACGGAAGAAATTATTAATGTAAGAAATTTTATAAATATTAATTTAAACTACTTAATTATATTATACATATAATGTAAAATGAATCATTATATGTATCCTTCGAATGCAAAAGAAGCAATCGTTTCTTACTTTGTCATTATGTTAGAATATATTGCAGAAACCAAATTTTTATGTCCTTTAGAAGACATTATGGCATGTGATTAATTATCAGTTTTTTCTTTAAATTTCCACGCAACAGTAACTTTTTCTTTTTAGTCGGTGCAACTTATAATGAATAATGTGGAATAATAACTATCATTCCCTTCCCAGAGGTTCTCGTGGTACTGGGAATTCCGTTGCTACTTGTTGTAGAGCTAGCGTATTGTGACCCTGGAGAATAATAAATTGAAGTATTACCTGTATAATTTGTGTATGGCGCGTATCGCGTATATTGTGTAACAACATTAATTGAGTTTCTAATATAATCCATATTTGTGTGCACATCATCTATACTTCTCGCTGCATCACCCGTTTGTTGATGAGTACCATCTGCATCATAATATTTTAGAGCAAAATTTGGGGCGTCGTCAATAAGTTCAAATGATGCCCGGATACCCCATCCGCCACTTACCTTATATGTGGTTGTGCTATTATGTATCAATGAAGTATCACCTCCGCCCGTATTTGTATTATTATTGTATCCTGTTTGTGATTGATAATTATTTCCTATGCCACTATTACTTGTCGTCCAACTACCACCAGATTTCTTATAATAGGTCGTAGAAGCGGTAGCCGTATTGCCACCACTAGTCCCAGCCAACCCGATTGTATATGTCAACGTATCATTTTCACTCACATCAATTGTTTTTATTCCGATATATCCGCATTCAGGATTAACTGTGTAAGGAATATTAAAGCTGTTAGTGAAATAAGGACTTTTATAGTACGTTCTTTTGTAAGCTCTGCTTCCTCCGCCTCCACCACCTATTAATATGAAAGATACTTTATTTACGTTAGATGGAACATTATAGGTTCCATCACTAAAATCAGTATATTTTGGTGGCGAAAACCACTGTAAAAAGTCATATGATGACGGTCCAACATAAGGCTGGAATCCTAGACAAGTACTTAAGGTGGGATAATTTCGTATATCAATTACTTCTTCTTTAGATGTATCAGAACCATCATAATAAGTTGCACTATCAAAACTCAGCATAGCGCTCAGAGTAAAAGTATGACTGTAATTATTATCATCAGTATTATTCGTATCAATAACATTTTCGTAGTTCGATGAATTAAATATAGATTCGTTTATGGTTTGCATTCTACTTAATACTTCCGAAGCAGTACTATAGATTGTTGTTCCTAAAGTATCAATAGCGAGCTTTGAAAGATGCAAGTTAGATATTCCCATTAATTCAGGAATAGTTTGATTTTTTATTTTGTAATTATTAAGTAAATTGCTAACTATACTAAAATATACGTACTGAGGACCCGGACTTGTCTTTCTTTTGTGTCCATTAATAGAGATAGCAATGTCACCGTATGTCAGTGTCATAATATATATATATAGAATATTTATATTGAATATATTGCAGAAACCAAATTTTTATGTCCTTTAGAAGATATTATGGCTTGTGATTAATTATCAGTTTTTTCTTTAAATTTCCATGCAACAGTAATTCTAATATCTTTAATAAACCGATTTAAATCTCCTCCTTTATGGAGAATGTTACTAGGAAACATTAAAACTCTATTATATACTGGTGGATATGCTATATCATATTTTAAAGAAGGAATTTTAAAATATGTATAACCGTCAGAAATATTTTGTAATTCTTTTGGAAGTTTAGTAAGATACAAAAGAACTGTATAAGCGTTATCTGCTGGGTCATCAATATGAAAACTTCCAGATTGTCCATATGTTTGACCATTTGCATAAACACGATCGCATACAAATTTTTTTTCAGTGTGTTTTTCAAGAACATTTTTAAGAATATTTGTAAAATATACTGAAAAATAACTTTGATTTTGTAATTTCATATGCCAGAATGGATTAGATACAATGTTACGTTGATCCTTTGAAGTAGAGAAATGACCCCATTGCCATGTATTTGAATTAATTATATCATGCATAATATTAAGTTGTTGTTCTGAAAAAAAATCATCAAAAACAAAAAATTTATCCATATTTAAATGGTAATACAGGCTATTATTTAAGTTTTTATATTAAAATTAACAAAATTGATTTCTTTTTATAATCAGTGATAATAACAAAACAAAGTTATAACAATATGGTGCGCAAGAGATGGCGTTTTCGTAATGATATTACGAGAGAGTGTAATGATATTACGAGAGAGTTAAGTTTTAAATGGGCAATTCAAAATGGAGACACTGAGATAGTAAAAAGGTTAATAGAAGAAGGAACTAATGTGAATGACAGTGGTGATAAAGGCATGGATGACACTGGTGCGGTCAAGACTCCTCTCATAGTGGCATGTGAGAACGGTTTTACAGAAATAGTGTCATTGCTGCTGGATAAGGGAGCTAATGTGAATATGACGGATTATTGGAAACGGTCGGCTCTCATGTTCGCATGTCAGAAAGGATACATAGAAATAGTATCAATACTATTGTGGAAAGGAGCCGATGCGAATGCGATTATGCGTGATTATGATGATAGGAGAAGTTGGACGGCTCTCGATATAGCAAAGTACCATTTACATAAAGAAATAGTGTCATTAATAGTAAATCATCAACGTCGCCCTGAACTTAAGAAACAGATATTAAAAATCGCTTTAATAATCAAAAAAGGATTAACAAAAAAAAGAAACAAACTCTTAATGCCTTCTGCACAGAGAGATATGATTTATCATATTGCATCTTTCTTATAAATATTAATTTAAACTACTTAATTATATTATACATATAATGTAAAATAAGATGTCTCTACTTGATGCATGTTATCATAAAGACATAGAGTCCGTGAAAGAGGAACTAGATAAAGGAGTTGATATAAATAAAGGTGATAATAATGGCTATACGGCTCTCATTATGGCAATTAGGAATAGACCCATAGCTTGTGCATTGGAAAAACAATATGAAGCAAAGAAACAAGAACAGATCGTGTCATTGCTACTGGAGAAGGGACCTGATATAAATGCGAGGGATAATGATGGCTGTACGGCTCTTATGTGGGCAAGTGAGAAAGGAAACACAGAAATCATGGCAATGCTACTGGAAAAGGGAGCTGATGTAAATGCGAGGAATAATAAAGGCAATACGGCTCTCCTTTTGGCAACTATTTGGGGGTTTAGAGACAAAAAAATCGTGTCATTGCTACTGGAGAAGGGAGCTGATGTAAATGCGAGGAATAATAAAGGCAATACGGCTCTTATGTGGGCAAGTGACTATGGACCCATAGAGGTCGTGTCATTGCTTCTGGAGAAGGGAGCTGATGTAAATGCGAGGGATAATGATGATGGCAATACGGCTCTCATTAATGCAAGTAATCTTGGACAGATAGACATTGTGAAACTGTTACTAGATAAGGGGGCTGATGTAAATGCTAAGACTAATTGCGGTTGCACTGCTCTCATAGCGGCAATTAAAGGTGCTATTTGCTTTACAGAAAAAGCTAGTGAATTCACAGAGGTCGCGTCAACTTTGCTGGAGAAGGGAGTTGATGTGAATGCGAAGAGTAATGAAGGCGAGACAGCCCTTAGTGAAGCAAGCTGGAGTGGACTCATAGAGTTCGTGTCATTGCTACTGGAGAAGGGAGCCGATGTAAATATGAAGACGGAAAATGGCAAGACGGCTCTTACAATGGCAAGTTCATACGAAAATGAAGACATCGTGACAGTAATAAAAAAACATATCCACGATAAACTTATGGAAGAGGTCTTAAAGACAACTCTAATAGTAAAAAAAGGATTAAGACAAAAAAGAGACGAGTTCCTAGTGCCGTATGCACAGAAAGAAATTATTCATCTTATTGCATCCTTCTTTTACATAAAAACTTCTGCGTAAACAGTAAATCAAACATTATTAGGGTTGTATTGCATAGTGTTTTCACCATGTAATTTTTGCATTAATTGTTCTTTTTTCTTTGCTTCATGTTGTTTTTTCAATGCACAACCTCGATGATGTGCAGTAAGTGCTCTAACATTTTTTGCAACATAATTACAAAATTCACAAGTATTTTCTTTTGAAGCAGAAGAAGCAAACATCCGTGATAAATAATGCTCTAAACTGGGTAATTTTATATCATCAATTTGCGAAATAAGTTTTTGTTGATAGTCTTTAATGGTTTTTATATGAGTTAATTTATTATTGATAAAGTTTTGATATTCTTTATTAATATCTCCCAAAAATTCTTTACTAATATTTATATGTTCTCCACTACCTACTTCTAATTCATTCAAACAAGATTTAAAATAATCTATAATATCTACGGCAGACTTAATTTTATCGGCATCATATTCAACATTATGTAAATATGTGAGAACATTATTATTATGCAATTCTATTTCATAGTTATTTTTATTGGCAATACCATAATGTTGAGCTAACATAATACCCGAACAGTTCTTATTTTCAATATCACGCAGGAATTTTTTAACTTCTTCTTGACCAACATTTCTATCATAATTCTTGTTTTCAAACAAGATAACTGGTTTATCTCTTCGTTTTAAAATAATATCTCCTGTTTCTTTTGTCGTACCAACAAATTCAATTTGAGCCGTTGGGTATAATGAATGAAGAACATTAAACAATAGGTTCTCGGAAATTTTTCCTTTTGAAGAAGAGTTCTCCATCTTTTTTAATAAATCATTAATATTAGTACATAATATATCTTGTGTAGAATTGTTAGTTGAGGATATATTTTTTATTTCGCTCAATCTACCGTCTAATCTTTGTTCAGTAGATGAAATAATAGAATTCAACAAATTTTGAGAATTTAATAAGGTATTTGCAAATTTTTCGTCTATCGAATTTGTAAAGTTCTCGAGAACATCTTTTGTAAGAGAAGATTTCATTAATAAATTTGTATCGTTATTTATACTATTTTGTAATTGTGTCAAAGATGAATCTATACTTTTATGCAAATTTTCTTGATTTTTTGGAATAATTTCACTAACCATAAGTTTTGTCTTATCTAACAAAGAATCATTGCATTCACGAATGATTGGTGCTACCTTATCTGAAACTCCATTTGATAATATCATCTTCATATCATCCATATACTCACGCTTAAAATCCAAAAATTTAAGAGTAAATATATTACCTATCTCGCTTTGAGTTTTATTCATAGAGTTCTCCATTGTATCAAGTTGAGTTTGAAGAGTTTTCATATTATTTATAAGCATATTTGCTAAATCGGTATTCAAAGAGGGGTTTGCATTTTGCAGCAAGTTGTCAAGTATATCGACAAAGAGAATATTCATACTCTCAAAATTCAAATTTTTATGAGCTTTATAAAAATCATAAACTTTCTTATTGGAAATGGTAAGAGAATAGTCCATTATTATGTCATTTTATAGGCACATTTCTTTAAATTGTTTCTAAATCAAAATATTTTAATAGATTAAATTTTTCTAATTTAGAAATGAGTACTAAATCAATAAACTAGTAATTAATTGATTTACAAATATTTTTTTTTCCATTTA